GTATACGAAGTCTGTCCTGTTCCTCCTTTGTTTACAGATTGAACGTGCCCACCACCACCTGAAGCAGGACTACGAAGGTCATACATCATTGTTCCTACTACTGATGAAGCTCCGTCAACTCCAATTACCGCTTCTACTTGGCCTAGAGCTGATGAAACTGTATTGTGAAGAGCCGAATGAGACGGATTATTAAGTCTGTCTGTTGTAGCTGTTCTATTGAATGTTGATAATGTTGATGGAAATGCCATTATGGTTTAGCTATGTTTGTGTAACTTGTCCCTGAAGGTTTAATGATATTTGTATATTGATTTGGATTTATACCATCGTAATAAGTGGAAGAATCATCATAAGTGAGAGAAGATTCATCATACTGTTGTTTACCAATTGTATTAGTATTGGTGTAAGAAGTTCCCGATGGTTTTGAAATGTTTGTGTAAGTTGTCATTAGAATTGCCACCCACTATTCCCAACATTAAGGACAGTAGCTTGGATTGGCTGGCTTGAACCCCGACCTAAGGTTTCAGTGTATTGTTTTACTCTTTCGTTATATTTAGCTTCAAAGAAAGTAGCTTCTTCAAACTTGCTAAGTGAATTATAGTAATCTGCCGCCATTCCAAACCCTAATATTCTGTAGTCCTGACTCTCTGGATAAGCAATGGTATCTGAAGTTGCGGTGTATTCTGTAGGTTTTAGATAATAGAATAATCTAATGGCTTGTGAAGTGTTCATTCCACTTGTAAATGCAGGGAAGATTTCATACCAATCTCCTCTATCGTCAAATTGAGGATGTTGAGCAGAAGCGTACTGTCTTAGATAACTAAAAGAATTTTGCCCTCCAATGTTTGCTATATCTACTTGTTCTGCACGGATATAGTTCTGGGGATTTGTATCTGTGAAGTTTACTTCTATAGTCTTGAGAGCTAGACAATCTGTAGGATACGCAAGCGTTGTACCATTACCAGTTGAAGGAATTACTGCATCGCAATAGGCCTCTTGAAGTTGTGAAGCGTCTACACCACGAGCAACTAACTGTCTATGAAAGTCTACAAGTCTTGAGTTAGCAAAGATAATAGCATTAGCATCAGTCAGTCCATTACTGTCAGTTTGTGCTTGTGCTCTTGCGAATGTTATTGCATTTGCTAATGTCGCCATTTGGTTTTGTTAATTTACTAAGTTCTGCCCTCTGTCGCTAAAGGGCAGAATTAACAAACTAGACAGTGAAAGCTGATTCTACACGGATGATTCTTGGTGCACCTAGGGTGTCATTGAATCTTGTAACTCCGAGAGTAACCTTTCCACCAATAGAACTATTTAGGTTCAATGGGTTGTTTGAGTCTGGTGTTGTTGTAAGTATTGCCTGTGGTTCTTGGAAATATCCCCAACCGAATGAGTCTTGTCCAACAATTGTAGTAGGCATAACTGGAACTGTAGAGTTGTAGTAGTTCTGATATGCTCCTTCGAGATATCTTAGTCCTCTAAATCCTCCTAGTTTTCCTTGCTTCAATTCATCCACACTTGTATATCTTGCGATATCTGTGTATGAACCTGTTGCAGTGTTTGACATCAAATCTCCTGCTACTGTAGGGTGAACTATAGCTGTGTAATATCCTCCAAAATCTTTAAGTCCTGCAGCGTTTGATGAACGTAGGTATGTTACAGCCTTAATCATATCTGCTTGTGTAGCAAGGTCTCCTGCACCTAATGTTGTACGAGAAGTCTTACCACCAGAATAGATTATTCCGTTTGAGCCTGCGTTTACTACTGTCTGGATTACTGTGTCTACCATTCTTGCTAGGGCGTTTCTTACTTCCATAGTTGCGTTCTGGACTACTTCGATAGCTGAGTTTCTAACCAATAGGTCAGATACAACTACTAGTATTCCATATTGTGCAGGGCCTGTTGAGAAAGAGTTTGCTCCCCATGTGATTGATGATGGGTTAGTTCCTTCTGTGATAGCCGCTACTCCAACTACTGATGATACTGGGAAACCTCCTGCTACCGAGTTAGGGTTACCTCCTATGATAGAAGCACCTGCACCCCATACTGAACCTCCTCCTGCTGCACCTCCAGGACCTCCTACTGTTAGCATCGATGTGTTGATTTTAACAGGAAGTTGTGCTGGTTGTGGGAAGATAATACGGTCTGACCCGTTAGGGGCATCTCGTCTAGTTCCTAGTTTTGCGTATTGTAAATCTGGTTCCAACATTCTTATCATGTCAGTGATATATCCTGTTAGGAGTTCAGATGTTTGGGTGGAAGCTCCACCCCAGTTTGAATCTCTTACGGTTGTTGCCATTTTATTAGTACTTTCTTTATAAATTATTTCCTCAAGAGGTTCGAAAGCTCTCCCATCTTATCCAGTTCTTTCAAAGCACTGAATTTTTCGTCTGTTGTCATATCATTGTATGATTTTGCTCCACTCATTGCGGTTGGAGCCGAACCACCCTCTACTTGTCCTGCATGTCTTTGTGGAGTTTCAGGTTGTGAAGTGTTTAATTTCCCTTCCTTAGCTAACACTGAAATCATTGCATCTTCGGTAGAGTATCCCGCTTTAACTTTTTCAAGAATTTTATCTTGGTACTCATTTGCGTTAGGATACTTAGTGATATTACTGGAAAAGTCTTTGTAAAAATCTCTTTCTTTAGAGATTGATGTTTTCTCGGTTTCTAGCAGTTCTTTTGCTTTAGCGAGGTCATCTCTTTCTCTAGATGTGAGGATAACTTTTTCAGAAAGTTTTTCAAATCTATTTTTAACTTTTAATCTTTCCTCTGTTTCTGCTTGAACGTTATCTAAGTCCAAGTTCAATTCTTCTTCATTCATTTTTTTCTGCCTTTACATCCCTTAGGCGGCGACCTCTAAGCGGAGAATAGTCTGATAATTTCATCACTTACTAGCGACTAACTAGGGTGAGATTAGCCTTTAAAGGCTTCTTCATGCTTCCTGACGCAATCAAAGGCGGCACATCTTACGATGAGTTCACCTGGTCGATAAGGATGTTCCTGTACGATAAGTGAGCTATTTCTTACTACCTCTTCTTGGTCTTTATGCAGTGGGCAATATACACATTTCAAGTCCATCCCTCTATAGTGAGGACATAACTTGTATTGGTAATCCCCTGGCTGATATGGGTCTAATGTTCCACAAAACTCACATTGTCCTCCTAGGACTCTAGGAAAGACGCGTGACATAGGGACATTAGAAGCTCCTCTTGGGGTAAGTCGCATATTACGCGGTTGTGACGCATAATTTGGTGTATTCGCATCTTGAGGCGAAGTCCTCGGAGTTTCATTTGTCATTTTATTTGTTTATTAACACTTTCTAATTCTTTCTTTAAAGTCTCTATAAAGTGATTGATTTCATATTTCTTTGCCTGTGCTCTCCTTCCTTGTAAGGTATATAATTTTGCTATATCCAAAGGATTTTCAAGTGAAGCATTGAATAATTGTCTTTCGACTGAACTCAATTCTCTATCGTAGACTAGGTCTTTTAGAATGACCCATTCTTTACTTTTCTCTAATATTTCAAAGGACTGGAGTATCTTTACTAATTCATCATGTCTTTCTTCTAAAGTAGACATTATGAGCCTGATGACTGTTGGTTTGCTGAGACTTGGATTCTCGCTGAAATAGCTGTTGCGTTACCTGTTGAGATAACGAAAACTCTATTTTGGATACCAAGTACTGGTAATCCTGAACTCTGTCCTGATGTCAAAGTTGAAGCTGATGCGCCACCGTTTGATACTCCTGTTAGAAGTGAACCTGCTGCGATTAATGAAGCTGTTACTACATTGCGTGGGATTCCTCCGATAACTGGAATTGAAAGCCATTGTACTCCTTTTCCTAATTCATTTGCTGAAGCGATACTTGTTCGTGCTACATCGTAGTAAGTTGTTCCACCATCATCAGATGTTTGGAATGTTGCACTTACTCCTCCTGCTGTTACTGATGGAGTAAATTTAACAATTACGTTATCTGTATCTTGTGGAAGTTTAAATGGATAAGCCCATCCTCCTGCTACTGAGCCTCCTTGGTCTGTTTGCGTTGTGTCTAAAACTGTTGTGAGTGGTAATCTGATTGACATAGTTTTTTTTATGTTAATTTTGTTGCGGGCGCATTGAATTTCACGCCCCTACCTGATAATGCTTCGTCTGCTGCTTTTTCTAAAGCTGTTGCTCTAGATTCCGCTCTCTTTGTCATATTCTTTTTCCTCTCGACCTTTATATCATTCATCCCTTGGGCGATGACCCTCCCAAGTTGTTTATTGATTTGAAATGATTTCATTTATTTTATCCTTTAAGGTGTTTAAGTCTCCGTTCCCAAAATTTTCTGTGATTGGAAGTATTGTCTTACAATCTACACAATCGCTACAAACCTCCTCTGTAACTTCTACTACTGCTTCTATTACCGCTTCTTTCTTTATTACTTTTTTTGCTTTAGCCATATTTTAGTACTGAGTTAATAATACACTTCCTGTTGGACCACTTGCAGCAACCGCGATTCTTTGGAAAAGTCCATTTACACTTCCTGTTGCTCCTGTTGGAGCTCCTCCTGTTTCTTTGGGAATAACAAAGCGTCTATAAGAGTTAGTCGGAATATAATGGTCAAAGTTAGCTCCCAGACCTGATGAAATAACAGACGAGTAAAAAGCTGCGGCTGTATCTGTCATTGGAATCCATCTTATAACTACTGGCACTCCTCCTGCTGCTACCTCGATAGCACTTGCGCTTTGGTCAAGTGTTATTACAGACGAAACTCCTAATGCTTCTCTGTAGAAGACTGATGTTACCGTCCTAAATGGAGCTGGATATTCCTGCATTGGTGCTCCTCCTGTGTCTCTTGGGATTGATTTTGCGTAATTCATTTTATTTATTATTATCTGATACTATTTCGCTTTTTAGTGGGGAAGCTGCTGAAATTGGGTTCGACTTATCTGCTCCAACTTTCGGTTTGCCTCCTTGAATTGCTTCCATGCTATCATTTATAGCTTGTTGTTGTGCGAGCATCTCCTGCTTCTTCTGTTCAGCCAACAGTTTTTCATGCCAGTCAATATGAAACCATAATGCTAGGGTTTTTGGCATTAACATTCTATGAATATATATATGGGTTTCGTGGTCGTCTGTCTCTTGTACGTCTGGTAATTCATTCTTTAGTATTTGCTCGTTCTCGTCCTCTGCTTTAATTTCATCCAATGTCTTTGGAAACATTACATCTACGGTTGCAGGGTCTTCTACCATTAAAGGCATGAAAACGTGCTTGTTCCAGTTTCTAAATCCATCTGGGCTCATACTCTGAGCAAGAATAGGATACAACTGCATCCAATCTCTCCTTTTAACTAAGTTCTTTGATTCTGCTTCTTTTGCAGAATACACCATAACTCCTGGTGGAAAATCAGCTCTAAATGTGTCGAGACTTATTATTGTTGAATCGACCCCTTTAAGTCCTACGATATTAGCTGTCTTTTCTTTAAGTTCTTCTGCGTTCTTTGCATATCTATGGAACCAATGACTCCAAAACTCTGCTTCACCAAATTGCATAACCTTGCTTTGAAGTGATTGTGCTACGTCGTTTAGTTGTTGGTCAAGTGCCGCTTGGGTAGCTGTTTGTTGTGTTGACCCTCCAGGAGTTGACATCGGTTTACCTGCTCCAATCGGTTCTTCTGCTTCTGAATCAATGTATTGAATAAATGCTTGGAGGTCTGATGATAGGGCGTTTGCTTTATTTAAAGGCCATGAGGCACTCTCATCATCCATCGGAATATGTTGACTAAGTTGTCGATTGAGGAATTGAGATACATCTTTTACTTTGTCTGGGTTATATCCATACAAAGGATTAGCTTGGTCTTTTGCGGCTATGAACGCAAGATTAAGAAGTACAGATTTAGCTCTGTGTTTATCTTCTAGTAAGTCTGCTACTGAAATAGGGATTGCTGAGTGCGGTACTCTAAATGATTCTTTAACTACAATAGGCCACTTTGAATTTGTAGTAACTGATTTACCGTCAGGCATGATAATCTCTTCACCATCGTTTAGGTCTAAAACCTTTTCGTAAATAATCTCTGTAAAGTTCTTGTCTACCCAATAGACACTTTTTTCACCTTTCTCGTTATGACAATAAAACTCAAGGATTTGGTATATATCCCCTTTGTAAGATTCCATAGGTGGTGCCGTTCCTTCACGTGCTTGGTCTCGTTTGACTTTATAATCCCACAAGTAAGGGTCTATTCCACCTGCTATTGTTTCTAGTTTGAATCCTTTACTCAGTGCTTCTCCTTTTGAGAGTTGCTGTAATTCATTCTTACTCTTAGTTAACCATTTCCAATAGTATCTCCAATCTTGTGGATTCTCAAAATAAGGGTCATAGCCAAAGTTCAAAGGATTAATGACATGAGGTTGCATTATCTTCTTCTTCATATCAAAGCGTATTGTTTCCATATACCCTCTACCGAAGAATAGAGTATCCCAACACCAGTCATAATCTAGTTTAGCCTTCCCCATTTCTTGATAGTCAGATTGAGCTAGAATATTATATGAATTAATCTGCTGTTGAGTTATACCTTGAGAAGGTAAAAACTTTATCTGCATCTTATCGTCATAGGTGCTAGACATTATTCTGTCAAACAGTGAGAGCATTAATGTTGATGAGATGTTTTGGTCTCCTCGTCTTAGGTTAGACAACAAAACTAATTGTGCGGCTTGCCGTTTCTTTCTTGCTTGTAAGAAATTAAATGATTCTTGATAGTAGTTTTGTATATCTGCTGCTTTCATTTTTTATTTGTTAGAAGTTGTGATAATGTGCGAGACTTATCTACGAACATACTTGAAGAGACGCATCCGACTATTATTCTATAATGAGTTTTGTCTTTAGAGAACATTATTCTTGGCTCTACCGCTTCGTATGGTCTTAGCTCATCGCTCCACAATAGTGCCATTATTCCATTCTTATGCGACTCGAAAAGCTCTTGCTCTGTTGGTTTATGGTCTTTAAATGCTTGTGGGTTTGCTGCGAACTCGAAAAATCTTAATACTATCTCTTGCCCCGTGCCTGTGTCTTGCTCTATTTTTGTATTTGACTCCGTTTGTAATTGTTCACCTTCCCAATCAATATTCTTGACTGGAGAATCTTTTGCTTCTAATTCTGTTAACTTAAACTTTTTTGTTTTAGTAGTTTTAGCCATTTTCGTATATTGACTCCATCTTGTCATAAAATCTGCCCCCTTGTTGCTTGTAGAGACTATTATTGCGAACTACACTATCTGATATAGCCATTGTCAATACACTTGCGTCTACTACATTGGGCGACATAATTCCATCCTTGAAGAGTTCTTCTTTAGGTTGAATAATAATTTTACCGTCTTTGTTTTTATATTTAACTACCTCAAATTCATTCCATGCACTATTATGCATTAGTCTTCCTCCGCTTAATAACCATTTTCTTTCTCTCCAATGCCATTCTGCTTTTAAGTTACCAAACTGTACGTCTTCGCTCTTCTCACCAAATGAAACACCTCTACAGTTATAACCTAAATCTTTTAATCTATCATAAACACCTTGACCGATTCCTGTCTTATCGACCACTATCATATCGGCTCTATATTTATGATATAACTCCATGATTACTCCTACTAAATCCATAGTGTTAGGCATCTTCTGATTAAATAAGACTTCTTGGAGGTTTCCACTCTTTAGGACTATTGCGCTGTTATCCCCACCTGCGGCAGGGTCTACACCAAGTATCTTATATCCACTATGCTCACCACTTGTAACAAATACACTTTGTAGTTCTCTGTCGTTGATTAATCTTACATAACCTTTCTCATCCATTCCTTCATCAAACGCATCCCAATTACCTTCTAAGTATGCTTTACGTTGATTTTCAGGTAACGATTCAAGTGTCTTGTAATACTCTGGTGGTAGATGTGGATTATCTGTTGGTAATGCTGGAACGAATACAAATTCATATTGCTCTTTCTCGTTAGGAGGGAAGAGTCGTTTAACCCACATATTTTTTACCCATGCTTCACCTAATGGATTACAACCTGCAAGGAATTTAGTATCCTTAATACCAGGCCATCTATGTCTTGACCTCAACATATCAAATGTTGTTTTGGGGTTTCTATTTATCTCATCTATGGCTATTACAGCAAACTCTACAGACAAATACTTCGAAGGGTCATCAAGGTTTCTAAATGCAATAATTCCGCTACCATATTCAGGCCCAAGTGTAAATTCATGTTTAGCTTCATTAAACTTTCCTAACCAATCAGGGAACTCAAACTTTACTTTAGTAAGATGTCTGTCGTTTAGTGATGGATAGTCTTCACAGAATAGTCCTGCTCTTACTCCTTTAATTTTGTATTTGGCATAATACTTCATTAACCAATATACACATGCCCACCTAATCCATCTACTCTTACCACTTCCTACACTACCTCCGAATAAGACATATTTAAATCGTTTAGACGCTTCAAGTGCTTCTACTTGTTTGGGAAAAAATCCTGATAATTCTGTGAATTTAGCTTTCTCATCCATTGTCTTTTTTATACAAATAATCGTTGTGTGTTCCATCCCAATTCTTATCTGCTTCTTTTGAGAACGAAGATAAACAACATACTTCACTATATCCTTTACTCTTTAAAAAAGCGTCCATTGATTCTTTAGTATAATCTCTAGTGTTTATTTCTATTAAAATATAAGTAATATCCGTGGTATCAAAGTCTATTCCTTTTAAGACTTCAAACTCGTACCCTTCTACATCTAAGCTTAAGAAGTCTACTTTCCTTCTGTTATGAGTAAGTAATAGTTTATCTAAGGTGATTGCTGGTACTTGAGTTATCATCCCATGAACAGCATTACCAGTTCTTATCAGATAAGCCTGTCTATTTATACTAGACCATGCTCCTACACCATCTTCTCCATCAAATAAGAAGTCTCCTGTAATGTATGGTTCCTTATATTCGTTTGATACTAACGCATATCTTTCTACAATAGCTTTTCTGTTTTTCTCACATTCCTTTACAGCTTTTTTAGATGGTTCTACCAATAAGCCTTCCCATCCTAAGTCTTCAAGGAGTTTAGTATTAGACATAAATAACCCATTGAGTGCTCCTGCTTCTACAAAGAAACCATTATCAATTTCTTTAAGATAAGGAAGTATCTTTATCTCTATTCTCCCTGGTTGATTATCTTCTAGCCAAGGCTTTAGAGTTTCTTTGTTAGTCTCTATGTAGTTAGATATATTACTCATCTATTGAAATTATCTTGCTTGTCATCTCTATACTAGCTTCTATGTCTTGTTTAGCTTTTCCTTCTGACATTTCCCAAACAGTTTTCTTGTCGATTCCTTTTAAAAACTCCATCTTTTCTTCATCAGTAAGTTCTTGAATATACTTCCTAGCATAAGTCTTTAGTGATACTGTCCCTTTAGGTTTACCTCCTGGGTTACCTGATACACCAGGTTGAAACTGCCAAGGTTTTATCCTATCTGCTTGACTACTATTCGCCTGAATCTCAGCCTCTTCCATATTTACTCTATTGCTATAAGATGTTCTAATAATGTTATCTTTAGATTTTCTCCTTTCCACTCTATGTCTTGGATGTTGTATTTACTTATAAGACAATATATTCCATTAGTTAGTTCTACCTCTGTGCCTGTGGCAACTATCTTACATTTTATTATATCTGGAGTCTGGTTTTCTATTAAAATTAACCCGCTTTTAGTCTTCTCTTCTATAGGCTTTAATATAATTCTTTTTCCTTGTAGTTTCATAGTTTTTAAATCGTTTTTACACCAGTTACATAGTTTTGTTTCACTTATTATATCACATCTTTCA